TAAGTACAAGCAGCGCAGAACAGATCTTCGCTTCCTATCAGGATCAAACCTAATTCAGGATTACTTGTATTCAACATCACAAAACCTTCAGAACGTTAACCCACAAGATATTGCTTCTGGCATTATCCGTGGAGACGTTCCAGTTGTCGGTGGTCCAGCAGGATATGTAGCTCCATACGCATTTGGTATTCCAATCGTTGAAGTTCCACTTCTTAATGAGACACAGACTGGCACATACGCCAGCCCATCAGGTTCACACGGAGATATCCACTTGACATTCCCAAATAACGTTGTTATTGGTATCAAGCGTGATGTTACTGTTTACCGCTTCTTCTGGCCACGTAAGGACTCAGTCGAGTACACAATGTATACTCGTGTTGGCGTCCAGATCGAGCAAGCAGATGCTTGGGTAGTCGTAAAGAACGTTAAGGTTGCTTCTTAATTAATTAAGAATTAAACTACCGAAAGGCCCCCAATTAATTTTGGGGGCTTTTCATTTTAATTTAACAATGCTATAATTAAAGGACCTAGAAAAAGGAGAATATAAGTATGTCGTTTGACACATTAAAGGTAGCCGAATTAAAAGTAATTGCAGAAGATTTTGCGGTTGACACAGAAGGCTTAAAGAACAAAAAAGACATTATTGCAGCCCTATCCGAAGAAGGAGTTTCTTGGTCAGTCTATCAAAAGACAAAGCAAGAAATTGAAGATAATCTAGAAGAGATTGAAATAATTCCTAGACTAGATCCAAAGAAAGTAGACGCAGACTCTATTTTGGTAAGAATGACAAGAGAGAATTATCGATACGATATTCATGGTCATACATTTACAAAAGAACATCCGTTCGTTGCAATGCCAGAAGAAGACGCTCAAAAAATTTTTGATACAGAGGAGGGTTTTCGTTTAGCGACACCAAAGGAAGTTCAAGACTTTTATCACTAAACGTTAACATAAGTTAATGGCAGAAATATATAAATCTCAAACATCACCAGTAAAGACTAAGATATACTGGGGTGGAGAAATAACAGATGCAGATGGCGTTGTCACTGCAGCTGTAAGCGAGGTGCTTGGCAATAATAGCTTTACATTGCTTGCAACCTATACTGCCACAAAACTAGAATCAGACATAGGCACGTATCAAATCACAATACCTTATTCCCTAACATCAGTCCCTAAAAAACTTACAATAAGATGGACATATACTGTAGGCGGAGTCCAAGCAGCCAATACTCAAATTGTAGATATTGTAACTCCATACGTAAATATAGCAGACGTAATAGACGATTTAAATTTTGGAACAGATCAGTCTGACCCCAATTATAAAAATTACAATGAGCTACAGTTTGCTGAAAAATATGCTAGAAAATTAATTGAAGCATACACTAACCAAGTTTTTTACCCATATAGCGGAACTCAAGTTGCACAAGGATATGGCTCAGACATACTGCCTCTTCCAATTAGAATAGAGCAAATTACAAAATTATATGAAGAAGATGTAAAAGTATTTGAAACTGGGCAGGCGTCAAATAATTGGTTTTATACACCAATAGTTTCTGAATCAAATTATGGTATTAGAGTTAACATACAAGACCTGCAAGATAATTTAATATACGCAGCAAATGGAATGATCCCACCATCAGTAAATAGCAGATCCAACTCAGGAACATTTAAAAAAGACTTTAGATATGTTGTTGATGGTGTGTTTGGCTGGCAGTACGTCCCAGACAATGTAAGAGAAGCATGCAAGATTTTGATGCAGCAATACTTTGAGCAAGACCGTGCTTGGAAAGATAAATATGTAAAGAACATAAGCACATTTGACTGGAAGTTTGAGTTTATGGAAGATGCACATAGAGGCACAGGAAATCTATATGCAGACCAACTCCTTGCACCATATATAACAAACGGTATGGTTGTATTTTAAATGAGCCTGGCAACTTCCCTAATGCCACTTCAGCTTGACATATATCTTCAATCAGATACACAAGATGCAAACACTGGCGCTATCAAAAAAGACTGGTCCTATTCTAAAACAATGCAGTGCTCTGCAAAAGGAATAATATCCAACTCAGGCACAGGTCGTGGCGGTGACAGACAAACCCTTAACACAAAATATTCTAACGAGCAAATGCTTGAAATAAGAAGCGTTGATCAGATTACTTATAGAGACAAGATAACAAACATTAGAGACATTAAGGGTAACATAGTTTGGAAAGAATTAGACTTTCCTTCAGAAACCCCAACAGTATTTGAAGTAATTAGCTCAACTCCGATAACAGATCCATTTGGCAATATCCTTGCATATAACTCTATTGTTAAAAGATCGGAGAATCAGCAAATTGGAATCTAATGTCGCACTTCTTCGAGCCGCAAGCGGACTAGAAAGATTAATGGCTGGAGCCCCAGTAGGTCCAGTAAAAGATAGCAATGTAGCACAGATATCTGCATTCCTATATCATCAAGCCAATGTACTTGCCAAATTAGATTCAGACGCAGCATTTAAAAAACTATTTAAAAGAACAATATTTGATAGCATTAATAAAGAGTTCGGTCAGTATATAGATGCAAAGGCAAGAGTAAAGCCAAACTCATTACACCATGTATACGAGTGGAATAAAACTGGACAGCCTACAAGTAGACTATTTCTATTAAAACAAATAGATTCATCTGGACTATCATTTAAAATAGACTCAAACTTTATTCTTTCAAGATCATCTGTTCCATCAAGAAACAAAAAGCAAAAGAAGAAATACATATTTGCAAATAAGGCGGATGTAATGGAAGCTGGGCTACCAGTTACAATAAGACCAAAGTCTGCAGAAAGACTTGTATTTGAATTAGACGGAATAACAGTCTTTATGCCAAAGGGCTCATCCGTAACAGTAAAAAGCCCAGGCGGAAAAGCATCAAGCAATCAATTTAAATTGGCCTACTCACAATTCTTTTCAGGCAACCTAGTGAATATAGCAATCAAAAATTCTGGATTTCAAAACTTATTTAATGCGGGAATGACAAAAGCACTAGCAGTCCCAGGATCAATAAAGAAAATCCAATATTCATTTAGCCCTAACGCAATAAGAGCAGAGGCAGATATGTCATTGGCAAAAGCATTTGGAGGGGCACTATGATAGATTATAATATAGACGCAATGTATGAGATAAGAAAGCACCTATGGCAGGAGCTTCTATTAAATAAGATATTTAATGACTCAGATTACTATAGCGATAATATAGGCAAAGAGATTATCCCAATTATCCCAGTACAGCAACAGCCCGAATTAAATCAATTTTTAAGCGGCAAGAAGCATATAGTGTATGACAAGATAGGCCTATCCTATGAAGACAATTGGATGATATGCTGTGAGAAGATGCTGTTTACCATATATGCCACCGATTTTTCAGAGATCAATCAGATTAGAAATTTAATGCTAGACGTATTTAGAAGAATGGACGACTCAGCCAAAGATCTAAATGCCTCAAAATCAACCCCAAAGATTAAGTTCTTTAATACCATGGTTGTTGAAATATCACCCACTGAGCCATCCCAAGAACTGCAGGGATTTTTGTCTGCAGATGTAATCCTTGAGGTTAAATATGCAAGAATAACAGACGGGGCTGGAAGATTTAACTAGGTTGCTTTTGGGTGCATTATACTCTAAAATTAGCCTTAGAGGAAAAGAGCCTAGCCAGCTTGATTTAAAGTTTTAAAGTAAGTCAATATATATATATTTATTTAACAGGAGGTTTTAAAATGGCATCAGCCAAAAATATTTTAGTAGGAGCTTCTCCGCTATTCTTGTCAGCTTCTGATTCAACAGCAGCTGGATACGTAGCAGACATGGAACCAGGAGTAACAGGTGGCGTAGCATTCGTTACAAAAAACTTAGCAGCAACACCAGCAGTTCCAGCAACAGTTTCATACACAGATACTCTAAATGCAAACGCAGCAGGAGCATCACCAAAGTGGAGAAACGTAGGATTTACAAACAACGGTCTACAAATTACTTACAACCCATCATACGGTTCAGTAACAGTAGATCAGCTTCTTGACTCAGCAAAACTTTTTAAAGAGTCAATGGAAGTTATGATTGCAACAGAGCTTGCAGAAGGTACTCTTGAAAACGTTCTTGCAGTATTTGGTCAAGCAGGCGCACCAACAGTAACAGGAACTACAGACTCAAAGAAGTCTACAATTGGTCTAGAAGCAGGAGCTCTTGGTATTGCACCTACAGAGCGTCAGCTAGTAGCAGTTGGACAGGCACCTACAGAAGATTCAACAAAATCAGAGCGTGTATACTATGCACGTCGTGTTCTTTCTGTACAACAGTCACAGTTCTCACTATCACGTAACGCAGCAACAACATTCCCAGTAACTTTCCGTCTACTACCAGTAGAGGCAAAGACTGGTGCTGAATACGGTATCATTGTAGACCGTGTTCTAGTAGCATAATTAATTAAATTAATTAATAGGACCCCCCAAGAAATTGGGGGGTTTCCTATTGCCCTTATATTTTCTATATGATACAATAATTATAAGTAGATCCTAGGAGGATTAAATTGGCAACAACAGTATATGATGTAGAAGAAATTACATTACAAAATGGAGACAAAGTTACGCTTAAGCCTTTAACAATTAAAGACCTAAGAGCGTTTATGGAAGCCATAAATAAGACAGCAGAAGCAACAACAGAAAATGATACGTTAACAGTATTAATTGATGCGTGTGCAGTTGCACTATCTAAACAACTACCAGAATTGGTAAAGGATAGAGACTTACTAGAAGACGCACTAGACGTTCCTACAATCAATCGCATTCTTGAAGTTTGCGGTGGGATTAAGATGGACGACCCAAACCTTCTAGCGGCAGCGGTTCTGGCTGGTCAGAACTAGATCTAGCCGCTTTATTGGGTGAAGTTTTTCTTTTAGGAAACTGGAAGAATTACGAAGAACTAGAAAACAGTCTTTCAATGCCAGAACTGATTCAAACTTTTAAATCAATGCAAAAGTCAGAGTCAGAAAAAAGAAAATTCTTAGCTTCAATTCAAGGAGTTGATTTGGGTCAAGAAGAAAATGAAAATAGTACCACCTTTGAAGATGTTCGAAGAAGAGCGCTTGGAGTAAATGCGTCAGCAGATGACGTTGTTGGACTACAAGGTTCGTTTGCAGCAGAAGCTGGATTCGGAGTCGGAGCAGGACTGGGGTACTCCAAGGAGTAAAAGTAGTTGGTCGATCAAAATATTAATACCAACATAACTGCGACGGCGAATTTTAGTAGCCTTACAGCGCAGTTACAGGCCGTTACAGCCCAACTCATAAAACTTCAAACGACTACTGTTGGATTAAACCAAAAGCTTCAGGGTCAAATAGGACAGATGAACAGGTCCTTTGTAGATACTATGCGATCAACGGGCCAGTTCTCTTCCCACTTTGTTACACTATCATCTGATGTAGATAAGTTTGGTAAAAACTTAGACGCAGGCAGAATGAAACTTGGCCAATATTTCAATACATGGCAAAGTCATGCAAAGGGCACAACAAATATAGTAAAAGAATTAGCAAAGCAGCAAGTAATGCTGCAAAATGCTGTAGTACAACCACTTGGTAAAAATGCTCAGGGCTTGATGCAATACAACGTAATGGTTGCACGAGGTCTGGACGAAAACAAAAACAAGCTTCAGCTCTTAAGACAAGAGCAAGCAATCATGAACAAGGTAATGCGAGATGGATCTAACCAATTAATTAACTGGGGTAAGAATACACAGTGGGCTGGTAGACAGCTTACCGTTGGACTTACTGTACCAATTGCTGCCTTTGGCGCAGCAGCATCAAAAGCGTTCAGAGATGCAGATGCTGAGCTTATTAGACTACAAAAGGTTTATGGCGGACTAACTGCATCGACTACTGCTGAGCTTGAAAAGGTTAGAAGAGATGTAACTGGTATTGCCAAAGAGATGGCATCGGCATATGGAGTTTCATTTAAAGACACAATTGCACTCGCTGCAGATCTTGCTGCCACTGGTAAACAAGGCGCAGACTTAATGAAAGCAACACAAGAAACAACAAGACTTGCGGTACTTGGTGAAGTAGATAGACAAGATGCAATGAAAGCAACTTTAGCTATTCAGAATGCTTTTAAGCAAAACACACAAGAGCTTACAGAATCAATTAACTTCCTCAACGCAGTTGAAAACCAGACATCAACAAGCCTTGCAGATCTAACTGAAGCAATTCCAAAAGCTGGTCCAGTTATTAAATCATTGGGCGGAGACGTACAAGATTTAGCTCTGTACCTAACAGCAATGAAAGAAGGCGGAGTAAATGCTTCAGAAGGAGCCAACGCAATTAAATCTGCAATGGCATCTCTCATTAACCCTACAAAAGTTGCAAAAGAAATGTTTTCTGGATTTGGAATTGATCTAGCTGGAATTGTTACATCTAATGCTGGAGACCTAACAGGAACAATTGTTGCACTACAGAAATCTTTAGATAGCCTTGATCCACTAAGCAAATCAAAAGCAATTGAGCAGCTATTTGGAAAGTTCCAGTTTGCTAGAATGTCTGCTCTATTTGAAAACCTTGGGAAAGAAGGAAGCCAGACGCTACAGGTTTTAGATTTGATGAAAGCCAGCACACAAGAATTAGCAGCTATCTCTGACCGAGAATTAAAAATGATGACAGAGTCTGCATCTGGTAAATACCGCAGAGCCCTAGAATCAGTAAAGGCAGATCTTGCTGTTATTGGAGAATCTTTCTTAAAGATAAATACTTTTATATTAAATGTTATTGACGGAATTGTTAAGTTTGTTGGAAAACTTCCTGGGCCAATTAAATCTATATTAACATTTGTAGGCGGACTGACTGCAGTTGCTGGACCACTTATCATGCTTACTGGTGTGCTTGCAAACTTCTTTGGATACATAGTAAAGGGAATGTTTAGCCTAAAGCAATTCTTTAAAGGCGGAGAGCAGTTCAAGCTTCTAACCCCAGAGCTAGTTGCAGCAGATGCTGCAGCAAAAGCAGTAGGAGAATCATTTTATAGCGATGCAAAGGCAGCAAAGGTATTTGAAGATGCAGTACTAGCGCTGTCTAGATCATTTGATATTTTGCAAACAAAAGCAGCAATGGCAACACAGGCAACTCACTCAAGTGTAAACGTTAGCACAATCGCAGGTAATGCTGTCACTTCAGGCGCAGGGTTTGATAGAGTTGTTGACAAAGACAGTCCTTATTTGGGCAAGCCTTACTCTAGAGATATGTCTCACACAATTCCATCTGGACAAGAACAGCTTGGAACAATATTTGGAGTAGTTCCTGGAACTGGTCCAGTAAATAGAAAGATTAGTAATAACCCACAGATGTACATGGACGGAGATCTTCCAAGAGTTCCTGGAGTAACTTCTATAAACAGCGTTTCAACAGGCATAGTAGCAAGCGAAGCCGCAAAGTGGCACTCAATGACAGCGGCAATTGCAATGCAGTCAAAAGAAGAGCTTGCATTACTTAAGCAAGAAGTTGCTGCAACTGGAACTGTAACAGCAGAACTATCCGCATCATACTCAGCAATGCTTCCACCAATGGTAGAACTAACTTCCATGGCAGCAGCAGAAGGCGGAGCAATTGTAGCAGAACTTAAAGCTGGCAAAATAACCGTTGATCAGGCAAGAGCAAAGATTATTGCACTCAATCAACAGGTAGAAGCAATGATGGCAGAGACATCCCAGATGGTTGCATCAAGCATGGGAAGAACAATTAACCTTACAACAGTACCCCTAACATCTCAGCCAACAGTAGATCCAATAACTGGAAAATCTAACATGAAAGAAATGTTTCACAAAGGAACAACAAAGAATCTTGTAGATAAGATTGCAAGATCTCTTGGAGTTAGAACTTCTGGCGGAGGCTACAGTACAGAAACAACAAAGCCTATTATTAGAAGAAATGAAGGTGGAATGGTATACGATCCTTCAAAGCATGGATCAGTTGTACCAGGACCAGCAAATGTAGATTACGATATGATCCCAGCAAAACTTCCAGAAGGAAGCTATATACTTAATCAAGAAGCATCACGTAAAAATCCTAGCCTAGTAAACATGGCAAAGAACAAATACGCAGGCGGAGGAAAAGTTGTAGATGCAATATTAACACCAAGAGAAACATACTTTGACCCAGAGTTCACGGCTGCAAATAAGCCAATGCTTGATAGAGCAAATAATGGATCAAGAATTGAATTTAATTCTGGTGGATTCCTTGGCGGAATGGTAAGAAGCGGAATTAGAAATTATGGAAAGATGCAAGACATGTTCCCAGCTCAAGCAAGTGGCTCATATGAACTTAATAAAACATCAGAGTATTTAGACTTCTTAACAAGCAATTCGTATCAAGATGACATTGTTCCTAACCTAATTCAAAATGATGCTGCTGCTATATTAAATAATTCTAAAGACATGAATATGACACCAACTCAAGCAGTCGATATTGCAGAAAAAGCAGTAAAGGCATCTATTGAAAGTCATAAAGAATATGTAAGAACTGGTAAAGGCTTAACATACACAGAGTCTCAAAGAAAGTTTATGCATGACAATTTTCCTGAGCTTGTTATAACAAGACCAAACGGAATGAATGATGTTGATTGGAATAAAGAAAAAAAGAAGAAAGCTGGCGGAAACGCAACTATAAGAAAAAGCATCCTTTCTGTATTAAAAAAGAGATACCCAGGCTCTACAATATATCATGACCGTGACCGTGCACATATAGAAAGAGGCACAGGAAATATTGCAGCAAGAGGATACTTTGGAGAAGCAGCACACGATCCATTCAATAGATTTGGAAACAGACTGCATCTAAGAGGAATTATAGATGACACAGTGCCATTAACCAGAGATGAGGCTTTGGCAAGAGCGCATAAGCTTTCTGTATCTTTAGGATTTAAAGACGTTGATGATTACAGAGCACACGTACCAGTAATTGAAAAATGGCTAAAAACTGGAAAGTGGAATGGAAGAGGCCCAATACCAGAAAATCTTGTACGTGCACTTGGTGGAGATATGAAGGTATTTAGAAATTCAGGAACACCTTCTAAATCAAAAACACAAAGACAACCAAGAACAATTATGATCAGAGGCAGAAAACTCAAGCTTGCTAATGAAGGTGGAATGATTGGCGGAATGGTAAGTCAAGGAAAGTATGCTTATGGAGATCCTGCTGCAGCTGCAAGATTAAAAGCATTTGCAGATGCACAGCAAGTAAGAAGAACAGCACAGCATCAAAAAAATCTTGAAAGATTCCCTTGGATTAAACCACAGATTGATGCATATCGAGCATCTAAAAAAGGACACTTCCTTGGAATGCCAAGGGGAATTAAAGCAGTAGAAGAGCAAAGAAAAGCAAGACTTGCAATGGAAGAAATTAATTCCTCAGTGATGACAAGCAGATTTGCTGACACGGACCCAACTGATTTTGGAATGCTCGTTTCTCCAACTACTGGCAAAAGCTTCCCAGTCCCAGGAATTGGCGGACTGTATAAAAAGCCAGATGGGAATATGGTATTCGTAAAACCAGTAATGAGTGAAATTGAAGCTTTAGCAGAACAAAGAGCCACAATAATTGCAAGAGAAGCTCATGGATTAAATGCACCAAGACAAGAAATTAGAACAATGATGGATCCAACAGACCCTACAGGAAAGAGAAAATTAATTGTTTTAGAGTCACCATTTGATGAAGCATTTGCAAATTCAAGCGGTACATTTACACAGGCAGAATACTTTAAGCAGCTCGTTGCAGCCAATTTAAGAGGAGATAGAGACCTTAGCCCAAGTAACCTATACGGCTCTACTTTAGCTGACGTAGGGACCGCTGGTGTATTTAAAATGGCATCCAGTGCACAGGGCACGAGGACATACTCAGACAATATGCCATCAATGTCTGATCAAGCCCGTATTAATTTATTGGGAGTAAAAGGCGGGGCTAAAAAATTCTTTGCTGAATCCACATTAGCTATTCCAAAGGGAATGAAAGCAAAAGATTACCATCAGACAATGATTGATGAAATAGACGATGTTCTTCCTAAATTAGAAAAAACAATATCACAATTTAATTTAAGTATAGATGAAAGACAATACTACGAAGCAATGATAGATAGATTAAAAGCTGGTAGATTAGTTAACTGGGAAGAATTTCATGGCATTCACTCTGCAGTAAAGACATCTGCTCCAAAAGCATTGACACCAGCCGCACTTCTTAAACTAAAAACTGAATCAGAATTAAGAATGAGACAAAGAGGACACGCCGCTAGCCTCTCAGATAATGCATTTAAAAACAATGCTAATGGATTTAATATGGGCGGAATGGTACAAGCAAGAGCAATGGGCGGACCAGTAAATTCTGGACAGCCATATCTTGTTGGAGAAAAAGGACCAGAACTATTTGTTCCAAAAAATAATGGCGGAATAGTTTCAAACTACGCATTAGGCGGAATGGTAAGATCTAATAAGTCTGGATATGGAAAGTATTCTGCATTCCGTTCAAAAGTTAGAGGAACTGGAACAATAAGAACCCCAAAGCTAGATGCTGATGGAAAGCCTATGGAAGTAGATCCAAATTCTGGCATGGCCTCATCAATGGCTGGAATGGCCATGATGATGGGTGGTCAACAAATCGGAGGTACCATAGGATCTGGAATGGGGTTTGCTGGAATGGCAATGCAAATGGCACCTCTGCTTCCAATGTTAACTAAAGCAAGAACTTCTATTGCTGGTATGGGTGGCGCTCTAAAAGCTCTTGGGTCATTTGGTCCAAAAATACTTATTGCCTTAAGGGCAGGAATTGCAGCATTGATGGGACCACTTGGTCTTGTATCACTTGCACTTGGCGGACTCTTTATGTTGTGGAAACGATATAGAGAAGAGCAAAGGCAAAATAGAAAAGAAGAAATTCTTTCTAATGGTATAACTAAAAAGGGCGCACAAGAAGCAGGAATTAGATATAACAACGTATCTAATTCAATTAAAGATGTCAACATGCAGCTTGAGATGACTCGCGCAAAAGGCAAAGCTGCATTTGAGAATTTAAATAGCGCTGGAGTTCAGGGGCTATCATTAACTATTGCTGAACTTAAGAAAGCAATTAAAGAAGCTAAGGCAAGCCAAAAAGAACTTGTTGAAGGATTTAGCAATGCTGGAAGTGGCAGTGCATCAACTCAAGAAAAACAAAAGATTGTTAATGAAATGGCTACCAACCTAAAGGCACAATTTGTTGCCGCAGGAATGTCAGCGCAACAGGCAACAAATAAAATATTTGCAATAATTAAAGCATCAAAAAATGCAGACATGGCTTTTAATGCAATATCTTCAAAAGGCTTTGGCGAAATTATTGATAAAACCACTGCTGCTACATCTATGGTAGAAAAGCTTAACAAGAAAATGGCAGAGACAAAGCTTGTTCAAGCTTCTGGCGGTGGCTATAAAGCAGAGTCTTCATTTAAGGGAGAAGCATTAGGAAACGCTTTGTCAAACACCACGGCAGCAATAGATGCAAACATGAAAGCATTAGTCGGAACAAAAGATGCAATGGGTAATGTTATAGATGAAGCGACGGCCTACAAGATGACAATAGATGACATAAATTCTAAGACAGGGTCAACTAATACTCTCACTAAAGAGCAGATAGAAAGTCTCAAAGAGACACACCCTGCTCTACAAGAAATTTTAAATACAACAGATACTACTGCAAGCGCATTTGCTAAATGGCGAATTGTTTTGTCAGGAGTCAGAGCTGATCTAAAACACATAACAGCAGAAGAAGCAATTGCTATAGCACAATTTGAAGAGGGTCTAAACTCTGCAATAGAAGCGCAAGAAAAAACTGGGGCTGGTGTATTAGGTAAATCTCAAACAATAATTAATAAGTTGCAGTTGCAAATAGGTAAGGGGCTGGCGGCACAACAAAAAGCTCACAACCAGGCAATGGGTAACATAGAAGATGAAATCAAGGCTATAGATAAAAAGATAAAAAAGATTCAAGAAGAAGCCGATGCAAAGATTAAAGCAATTGAAGATGAACAAAAGGCTAATGACTTTAATGCAAATATGCAGCAGCTACAAATTGAAAATCAAGACGCTTTGGCTAAAGGCGACATGGCTGGTGCTGCACTTACACAAATTAAGATTAGGCAGCTTGCTGACCAAAGACAAAAAGAATTAGCAATAAATGCAATAAGAGAAAAAGAAGCAAAGGAAATCGATGCTTTAAATAAAAAGAAAGAAGGTCTTGCTGCAAAGCAAGAAGCTTCAGCAAAGAGACTTGCAGCGCTTCAAGAAGCAGCAGCAAAGACTCAAATTAGACTCGATAAGATTAAAACTTACCAGCTAGAGTATGAAAATTTACTTAAAGAAAAAGCAAATATTAATTTAATGGCAGAAGGCAAAGACAAAGAAGAAGCTATTAAAGCATTTAGAGGAAACCTTGGCTCACTAGGACAAAATCTTTCTAAAGATGCAACAGGCAAAGACTCAGCCCTAGCTTCTATGGTAAAAGATATATTTCAAGGAACAATGATTGGCGCTAAGGGAGAATCCCTTGCTGGTAAAATTTCTACTACTTACAATGGTCGCCCAGTTACCCAATATGTTCCAGGAATTGCTGATGCAAAAGTTGGAGCTGCGGCAAATGATATATCTTTAAAGGCAGCAGAATCAATCAAGGGCGGAGCTACACTTTATGATGTTATGCTTGCAGTGAGAGGCCAGGGCAAAGACGGAGGATGGTCAAAAGCATCTGCTATTCCAGTGCCCACAAATTACGATAAATATAAAACTAGAGATGGAGGAATCCTTACCGATCCAGCCAAGGTGCAAATTGCAACAGAGCTAGGTTTACAAAAAGATCAATATTTCAAGTATCTTGGAAAAACATATAGAGTTTACGATCCAACTCAAGGAAGCAGGATAATTAGGCAGGCAAAAGGCGGACCAGTTTTTGGTGCTGGAAACGCTACATCAGACTCTATTCCAGCTATGCTTTCAAATGGTGAGTATGTAATTAATGCTAAGTCCGCATCTTCATACGGATACCAGAATCTTGATACAATAAATAGAATGGCTCAAGGCGGATTAGCAGTAAGATATGATATTCCATCTGGATCTAAAATTAAAGCCAATATGGCAAATGGTGGAGTAGCAAATTCTTCACAAACAGTATATAATGTTAACATAGAGCTTAATGGAACAAATGTAACTGTTGACGATGTAATGAATAAATTTGACCAAAGAATGCGAAACGTTAACGCAACAATGGGTCGAGTAGTAACGAATAGGAAGTGATTATATATGCTAATGCCTAGAGGCTCAATTCTCCAGATAGAATCAAATGGCGCCTACCATAAAGTCACCGAACATAACAGATCTGCTTTTGATATTAGCCCACAAAGAATAGAAACCCAAACAAGAATGGTTAATGGATCATTAAGAAAATTTTGGATTGCAGATAAAAGAGCATTCAGCCTTTCTTGGGACATGCTTCCACACTCAACAGATTTAACAGTAGATGGACAATGGGGAGCAGAAGACATACAGAATTTTTATTACAGCTCTGAAGGCAGAGGCGCATTTAATATAAAGATTAATCTGGCAACGGATGGAACCAATCAAGAAAGCACTGGAGAAGTTGTAAAAGTAATGTTTCAGAGTGCATCCTTTAGCGTTTTAAAAAGAGGCCTGGAACCATTCTGGAGCGTATCTATAACACTGGATGAAGTCTAATGGCCACATCAGATACAACATTATTAAGCCACCTATACTCCGCTAGAGCACTAAAGCCAAGCGTAAAATGCTACATTGAATATAACATGAACTCAATGATTAAAGATATAACAGTAACATCAAGCGGAGAATATACTTCAAACGGAACAAAGCCATACAAGAAGCTGTTCCCAGCCGAGTCCGTTATACAGCCATTTAGACCAGTATACTCTGGAGCCAAGTATTATATTTACACAGCATCTGGACAGATAAACCCAACGACTAAACTTCCAATCGGAACAGGCGAACCAGGACTTCATCAAAGAGCAAAGGATGCAGGTAAATCTAATTCATTGCCAAGACTATATTTTGCAGGCGGAGACAATACATATAAGTATTGGATATCTGCTATTAACACTAATGCCTCAATGACAATAACTTATCCAAAATTTGTATTAACAAATAAGGTTGTTGTTAAGTTTGAGAAGTATCATGAGATTCCATCTGCATGTACAATAACATTAAAGTATTCTGATTTAACTTCATCTGGCCCAATCTCGGCAGCCCCAAATTCAAATGGAGAATCTATAATTTATTATGGATCATCTTGGACAACAAATGCTTCTTCCTTAGTTCCAGCAAATAGCAAAAAAGTTATAGAGGTAGCCGTATCTGCCACAAACAGAATGCAAGATAGAGTTACTGCAATAATAGAAATATCTCCAAGGCTTGTCCGTGATATATCTGATGATGTAACTAATTTTTCTATAACAAAAGAGTCTTCTAACTCTGGCGCAGATGGAGTTCTACCAGTTGGATCTGTAACAGCAAATAGCTTATCTATTGATCTTGCTAAATACAATAACTCTTCAATAGAGTATTTGGCATACGATGATTCTATTGCTTCGCCAGGCCACCTCATACCAGAAAAAAACTATTTAATTAAAAATGCACAGATAGATATTTCAATTGCTTTAGATGTTGACGGCGTAATAAAAACTATACCTCAAGGAACATACTTTATAAATGAATACAGCAGAAGTCAATTTGGTGAAGTGTCTATACAAGCACTAGATGGCGCAAAGTATTTACAAGAAACACTTATGCCTAATTTATATCTAGAGTCTTATCCAACAACAAGCGTTATTAAAGCAATACTAGATAACGTTGGTATGACAAACTATAACTTTAATACAACTACTACTGCAACCTCAATTGATAATTCTATTGGTAATATTAGATACTTTTCAACAGATGACTCAATGACAGTTTGGGACTCCATACAGCAAATATGTATGGACACACAAATGAATGCATTTTTTGATGATAACAATGTATTGCAGTTCTATACAAGAAATTATATTTATGACTCTAAAAGAGCATCAAGCTTTTCCCTTTACTCAGAAGACACCGTTGTTAATGGGGTAACAAGAGTTCCAAATATTTTAACATTTCAAAAAAGAGAGATCCCATCAACTAATCAGGTTATTGTTAGATGGCAGGTCCCACAGATAACAAATCAGGCAAATAGCGCCGCCCCAGTCTGGCAGTCGCCAGTAACATTTTTAGGAGGTGGTGGTCTTTTAAAAGATTTGCCTTATCCACAATCTAAAACAGTTATGCCAGATCAAAACTTATATTATGTGATTCATGTTGTATCAAATGTATCAAGCAAATATGGTAACGCAGCACCAGCACTTTATCAATTTTCTGGTTACCTCATGGTAGAATCTGAAATAATCGAATATGATGCAATTGGATATCAATATAATGACGGCTCTGGAGCAAAATTTTTTTGGGCTACATCACAAGTAGATGTTGATAAATATAGAGCAATGGTTCCATCATACTATGGAACGGTTGAATTTTTTAAACCAGTAGATGTTTATAGAATTAAAACAAATGCAGATGGAACAGTGGCTGGCAGAGGCGCACTAGGCACAACACCAACTACCCACTATGTAACTACTTCAACAGGATGGGTAGATTCTGGATCGGTGGTTATAAAATAATGGCATTAGTAAAAAATGTAGGAGCAGAAAAAACATTTAAAAAGATAACTCAGACTCAGGACTCAACAACCTATACAGTTTCTCAAAAAGAATTTAGCTCCATAACACCAGCATCTGTAGTTTCAAATGCATACACAACAACATCATACTACGCATTTGGTACAACATTTTTTATGGATGATGCTCAGGAGAATCCTTTACAATGCGGAGGCCTTGCTTTTGCATTAGGCGCTGGCGGAAAGACTGGCTACTTCATTGAGCTAGATACGACACCAGATGCTATATATGGAAATTCAAAAAACATAAATATATTTAAATCCTACCAGGTAACAGAAGATGGGAACACCTATGGAAGAAAAACAAAATTAACAAATGAATATGTAAATAATGTAAGCACATTAAATGCAGTGTATGGTGGAAGAGCATTTAATATAGATGTAAAAGTTAAAACATCTTCAAATAAAGTTCAAATTAAAATATGGATAAATGGATACTATATAACTGCTGTAGATACATATGGTCCAATTTCTACAAATAGAACTTTTGCAAATAACTTAATTACAATAACAAATAGCGTAGGAATTTTTGCAAAAAAGGGAACATGTTATTTTGACTATGTTTACGGAATGAGCATAACAAAAGAAGAGTGGGATAGCGACACATATGGAACAAATAGATATACTGGACAATTTTCAAAAAATCTTATAAGTATGGCATTTGGAGATTTAAATTTTCAAGGTCTAGAAAACAAATCAATACCGCCAGCATCAATAGATGAATTTGGAACTACAGTAAGAGAACTACACCATGCAAAAATAAAATTTGATTCAAGGCCCTCGATGCCAGTTAGATTTTCAACTGGAAATAACGCCTATGCCTCTATTGTTGCTCAAAGATTAACCAACTATGAAGGAGAAGCTTTTGTTTTAAACAATGCCTCTACTCCAATACCACTTCAAGATAATACAAGCGCAAGCTTTTATATAATAGGAAATACTATAGACAGCTCTGGACAACTTGAAAATGTAATTGAAACCACATCAAAGGAATATGTTCAAAAAGAACCATTCATCTTTGAATCAAAATGGATACAGTCTAATGAAGATGCTGATGCTCTGGGAAACTGGATTAAAGGAAGTGCTATAAACAAGGGCTCAGTGGTAGACATGGAAATTTTTGGAAACCCAGTAGTATCTCCTGGAGACGTAATTTCAATATTCTATCCATATCAAGGATACGGCAATACAAATACATCTAAATTTATTGTAAATTCTGTCACCCACGGGTACTCAGAAAATGGATTGACAACCAGCATTAGCTGTAGGTCTCTATAGACATGGAAATGATATAATAAAAATATGGCAAAGATAAAAGAGCAAGAAGTTGGCATAGCCCCGAAGATAGTAGTTCAAGAGGGTTCACCTGACGCACTTCTTTTAGACCCAAGATTTATTAAATCTGAAAGTGTATCTTCCTCAACCTTTACTAAGATAGTTGGAGATCCTGGTGCAGGCGGTGGCGGGGATGGCCCTGGAGATCCAGGAGATAACGACAGACCATCACTAGATGACATAATTGGATTCAAGTACGAAAGAAAGATAGCTCCAGGCGGAGCAACAATATATACACTAAAAATTAAATTTAGAAATTCAAGCGGTAAAACAATAAAAGGATTTGACGCCAGAGTGCCTCAATTATAGGAGATGAAATGATAAAAGGAACTTATATTTTTTATGAGGATGGCAAAGAAATTTGTCGTTCAGAAAATGTCATAACTAGATTTGGTAAAAGATTTCTTACAAATTTTATCGCTGGTAATACAAGTTTTAAAAATAAAGACATTGCCCTGGGCATAGGCTCAACTGCAGCAACTGAGTTAGATACAAGACTTCAATTTGAATTTTATAAAGCACCAGTTTCTTTTGGAAGCATAGATATACAATGGAATGAAGCAACATCATCTTATACATATACTGTAATATACAGCGCAAAAATACCAGCAAGCATTACTGGATTAATTAAAGAGGTTGGTCTATACCCATCCTCTGATTCAAATAAAACATTTTATTCTGATCAAGTATTAAACTCTTTTGATGATCAAACACAATGGACAAATTCTGGAGTGTCTGCAGGAATATCTACACTTTACTCAAGAGTTGGACCTACAACAATATATTGGTCTACCACTGGAAACACTTCAAAAGAATATAAGTATTTTATGTCACCTAAAGACATGTCTGGATATAGTGTAAATGATAGCTTAGCATTATCAATATATCAATTAGATAATTATTTAAATAAGGTCAGAGTTAAATTCTACAGCTCCGACACAGAATATTATTATGTTGATTTGACTCCAAGTTCAAGTATTGGATACGATATACCATATTCATTGCTTACAAATTTATTTACTAATAAAGTTGGATCTCCAAACTTATCCCTTATTAATCAAATAGGAATAGAAATTTTTCCAGAATCAGGTCAGGATACCACAGTCCACTTTGATGGATTGCGTATAAATGATGAAGATACATATGATATTAATTATGGAATTATAAGTAGGTCAATTTTGTCTTCTGCAATTACAAAAATTGCTGGTAGATCTGTTGATGTAGAATATAGGTTGCAGTTGTCGTGGTAGACAAGCTTCCGTTAGACCTTGATAAAACGGCTGACATAAATAAAAAAATAGAAGAGTCTGTTTATGATTCTGAATATTGGACTGTCAGTATACCTAACTTACCGCCGAATACAACCTTTCCATTACAGTTTGCCTGGGTTTATGAATATGGAGATGTTTCTGAATATTCTGCCTACAAATCTTTTACAACGCCACTAGATAGGCTAGAGGTTTCAAATGTTGTTGCAACATGGGGCGGAGCGGGAAACCTAGATTTAATTGTTACATTTAATAAAACAGATGATCAGGTAACTGGATATAATATTTCATTTACGCCATATGGGTCATATACTGGTGCAACAATTCCTAAATATAAAACAATTAATAAAACTTCAGTTCAGCAAACAGTTACATTGTTTAAAGCAGATCAACTTGCAAACTATCCAGGAGTAAAAAAACAATTCAAAGTAAAAGTAACATCAATAAGTCCAGACGGAGAAACAGATGGAGTTGAAGTAATATCTCCAATATCTACTGGAGGACTATCTGGGAAAGCAATACCAGACACATCATGGTCAGTTCAAAGCACTAGCACTGGAGTA